GCCTGGCACGCATGCCCGTTCTGGCCGAACTTGTCTGATAGGCCGCTCGCGGCACGGAGCACGTCTAGGAGTTCTGGATTCTCCTCGATATACTCGTCCCACAGCTTCGAGTACAGCGCCTGAACCTCGGCTCGGTTCACTGCACGCCGGCCCTTGGCTGATCGCCAGTCGAGTCCAGTGGAGCCGTCCTCGAAGACCTTCGCGGCCTGGTAGATCTCCTCGATCGTCGCCCCGCCTCGCGACCGGATCTTCGCATGGAACGCACTGAACCTTCTGTCCCCGGCTGAGCTGCACTCGAGGAACGGCGGTGATCCGTGTGAGATCACGGCTGACCCGGAGCCTTCCGCGCGAGGGCCTCGCGGACCTCGGGGTGCTTCCGCCACTCCGCGAGGGACTCCGTCACTCGCTCCTGGGCCGTTTCCATGAGCTCGATCTGCCGCCCGCGGTCATGGTGCAGTGGAATCCGGACAGCTCCGCAGTCGAGGAGCTTCTCGAACAGCTCCTGGAGCTGTGACCTGCTCAGGATAATGTTCGTTTCGAAGACGGTGTTCGGCGCGATTCCATCCACCCCGGCCACGTCGAGCTGGCTCAGGTACGTCTCGTCCCCATAGTAGGCCACCTTGATCTCGTCGTACGTCAACTCGCTCGGGCCCTCGCTGCTCTCTACGGGGACCACCTCGGCCCCGATGCTGAAGACTTCACCCATGGCCAGGCACTCCTTTTCGTCGCACTGCGATAGATATTATAAATCGAAACCCGAGGAGTGTAAACAGCATGCCTGTGACCGACTTCAGCGTCACCAACTTCATGGCCACCGTGAAGTCGTTCGCGCGCCCGAACCAGTTCATGGTGAACCTGGCGTTCCCGAACGCCCTGCGCGGATCTATCCCGAACGCGGGCCTCGCCGAGCAGAAGATGAAATTCTACTGCTCCGCGACCAACACCCCGCAGTCCAACATCGGCATCACCGCCGTCCCGTTCCGCGGCCGCGTGTTCAAGCTTGTTGGTGACCGGACCTTCGAGGAGTGGACGGTCAACGTCTACAACGATGTCGACTGGCTCATCCGCGATGCCTTCGAGACCTGGGCGGACATGGCCGACGGCGTGGTCAACCACGACCAGTTCGGTGATGACCAGGATCCCCTGACCTACATGTCGTCCGGCGACGTCTTCCAGCTGTCGAAGAACGGCGAGGTCATGAAGGACTACAAGATTATCGGTATCTGGCCAGTGAACGTCGGTCCGATCCAGCTTGACTGGAGTGCGAACGATCAGATCGAGGTGTTTCAGACGACGTTCGCGGTCCAATGGTTTGAGACGAATGTAACTCGAAACAACACGTCTGGCGAACGCTTTGCGCGTACCGGTGGTGGCGAGATCCTCATCTGAGGAGTCAGAGGAAGTACAAGAACTGTAAAGCCCGGGATTTCCCGGGCTTTTTCATTTCTCAATTACAATGTTCCTCAGCGATGGAGGTACTACGATATCTGGTTTGAACTTGGCAGAAGCAACTATCAGACTATTGACTATATCGTTCCTGACAATTGAGAACTTCTGAAGGTCATTCAGAAACCGCGAAATGCCGAGTTCGCAGAATGACGCCGGGAAAATGACTCCGCGCGAGTGAAAACCGTGTGGAAACGAGTTCCATTCGCTGAGATCAGTCGCATAGTCTTTGAACAGAAACTCAACGACATCGCGGCTGAGCTGCACAAAATACGGTATTCTTATTGTCGAGTATCCGAGTGCGCTGGTCGCTTTGTCTTTCTCGGAATCACTTATGATGGTCGCCGGATCGGTGTAGTGCTTCCATCCGTCGAATTCGACGATCAGTTTCTTCCGTTCGCTCCGACAGTCTGGCCTGTTGCGCATTCCAATGTCTGGAATTACGCGATTGAACACAGCTTTCTCATCGATCCTTTCAGAGAAGAATCTGCGCAGTGACTGTTCTGTGAGATACTCATTCATCATGCGCAGATTATAACACTACGATCACGAATTGTACACTAAAAAAAGAAAGGCCCGGGAAACCCGGGCCTCTCGCGATTCGTTGCAGGTGAAATTAGATGCCGGTCACGCGGAACGACCGGAAGTAGTCGTTGCGGCGAGCCGTCAGGGTCATGCCGTCCCTCGGGCCGCCGTCCGAGACGCGAACCCAGGGGTTCGAGACGATGCCGTAGCGGGTCTTGTAACCCAGCTTCGGAACGAACGACTTGGGATCGATCGCGCGGTGCAGCTCGAACGGGGTGTACGGGCACCAGTACAGGCCGGCGTCCCACGGGATCACGCCGCGGTAACCGACGAGGACACCGTGGACGTTCGTGAGGTACGGATCCAGGTGAACGTCGTACCGGCCCAGGAGGCGACCGACGTAGCTCGACATCGCCGGATCCATGCCGCCCATCTCGGCAGCGAGCGGGTTGGTGCCGCCCGTGTCGAGCACACCGGCCATGTAGAGCGCGGTGATGACGTCGGCCGTCGCGAGCACCTTGTTGCCGAGGCCGCGGCGGGTCGCGAAGTAGATCTGCGTGGCTTCCTTGGCGATCTGGTAGGCGATGCCCTTGTTCTTTTCGACCGACCACCGGCCGTCCGCGTCGGAGTCAACGTCGAACACGCCGGGCGTGCCGGTGTTCTGGGCGCCGAGGCGGGAGACGATCCAGAGCGTGCGGGCGAACTCGCGGTTCTGCTCGGCGAGCAGCTCCATCGACATGATGTTGGCCAGCTCGGTATCGGCGTCCAGGTTGTGGACAGCCCGCATGTCCTGCTGGACCTCGATCGAGTAGCTGCCGGCAAGCTGACGGGACTTCGCTTCGACCGAGATCTTGTCGATCACGAAGCTCATCGTCGCCGAGATGTCGCCTTCAGCCGCCGACGTCGGCATACCGCGGCCCGTGCTGAACGCGGGCAGAAACGGGTCGTCGCCGGCATGGGTGCCCGTACCCGAGAAGGCGGTATTGGCCTCGTCGAACAGGGCCTCGGCGCCGGAGCCGTCCGTGTAGTGCGCGGAGAGCGAGAACACGAGGCCGGTCGGCATGCTCATGGTCTGAACCGAGCCGAAGTCGAACGAGAGCAGGACCGGCGCAGCGCGGCGGACCATCGACACGAGGACCGGGTCCCAGCGAGCGACGTTCGCCGTCACCGTGTTGGCAGCATCCTCGGCGAGGAGCATGCTGTTGTTCTGGGCAAACTCGCGATTGGCAATGTGCTGGCGCTCCAGCATGCGGGCCGTCTCGGCGAGTCGGTAGGAGTCGCGGATCTTCGGAGCATCCTCCGAGAGCAGCGTGTCACTCCACTTTTCAACGAGGCCACCGGCCTCAGCGATGTACTGCGCGACGTCCATGGTGTTGTTTTCTCCTATCAGTTCCATGGTCTTTGATTATCTATACAAACCGCTAAGACACGGCAGGTCGGTTCATCCTCTTCAGGAATTCAGCGTATGGACTCGGACGCTTCTCCTCGACGACCCGTGGGGTAGCCTGGATCTCCGGGTTCACGTCTTTGGACTCGGTGATAACCTCAGGGAGCTTTGGCTTCACCTCGCTGAAGAAGCTCTCGCAGATCAGGTTGATCTTCTCGTCGAGATCTTCGATCGGGGTNTCCTCGACCATGCGGAACAGACGCTCGCGCTGNAGCATCGAGAGGCTCCGCTTCTCGGCAGCCTCGCGNACGCGGAGGTTGCGGGTCGCGATGCTGAGCTCCTCGGCCTGCTCGGCGAGNTTCGCCTCCAGCTCGGCCACTCGGGACTCAGCCGCCANCTTCTCCTCGACAGCCTCGGTGAGGACGCCGCGCTTGTCTTCGGGGACTTCGAAGCCGGCTTCCTCGAACAGCTTCTTGATGCCGCTGAACACGGCCTCCGCCCGCTCGACGCGCTCGAGAGCGATCAGGTCCTTTTCGCGCTCGGAGACGAACTTAGCGATCTCTTCAGCGACCACGGCATCAACAGACTCCGCGATGATGTCGATTCGGCGGGTGACCTCTTCCTCGACGCGCTGCTCGAACTTAGCCGCGCGTACAGAGTCGCGGTCGTTCACCGCAGCCTCGAAGATCGCCGAGAACGTTTTGATCGCGTCAGCGTCGAAGCCGGACTCGCGGAGAGCACGGAAGAGGCTCTTGCCGGCCTCGGGCTCCACCGCATGGATCTCCTCGGACACGACGATGTAGTCGCGGAGGGCCTCGACGATCGCGTCGTGGTCGGCGGATTCGAATGCGACGGTTACAAGGTCTCCGGAGCGAGAGACCTTCGCGCTGGTGCCGCGCAGCGCCCGGCGGACGGCCCGAAGGTCGGCATCAATCTCGAAGGACTCGTTGAGCTCAACTTCGGATCCCTCGGCGACCTGCGTGCCGCCCTCACCCTCACCCTCGGAGCCCTCTGCGTCTTCCTTGATACCGGCGACCTTCTTGATTGCCTTCTCACTGGTCTCGTCCGGGTTCTCGCCGGAGTCCGTGGCTGTCGTGTCCTCCGGTGGGCTAACGGTCGAGACGACCGGCGGCTGCTGGCCGTCGACGGGGCGCGTGTTGGCGAGCGCCGGATTGGGGACGTTGTTGTCGCTGGTTGCTCCGGTCTCAGGCGCCTTCGCCTCGTTGCCGGCGAGCTCCGCAGTGGTGGCAGGGTCGATCTCGCCCTCCTCAGGGCCAGCTACGTGCACGCCGCTCACGGCAATGTCGTCCTCGGTCTTCTCTGGAGCGTCGGCAGCTTTAGCGACGGTGTCAGTCTTCTCGGGAGCGTCGGCCGCTTCAGCGACGGGGTCGGTCTTCACCTCATCGGCGAGGTCCTCGACCTTCGCGTTCTTGTCCATTGGCATCTGGGCAGTTCTCCTTTGACTTATCTATCCCGGACACGGATCTTTGACATCAGCTGCGCGAGAGCGCGCATCCGATCGCTGACGTCGAGCTCGCGCGAGCGGTACGCCTCCTCGAGAATGGCGCGGTCAGCGTCAAGACTCTCGACGATGTCCTCCAGACCCTCGAGGATACCCTTCACGAAGGCCTGGGGCGCAGACGGATTGGCCACGACGTCGATGGCCGTCATCCGGTACTTCTTGACATTCGTCACGCCGCGAGATTCGCTGAGCAGGCCCATGCCACGAGTGCTGACACCCAACGTGATGCCGCGGGCGACCAGTGCGCGGACGGCCTTGCCGCATGGCAACGCGTCGTCGTCGAGGATCTCGGACTTCCCGTAGACGTCGTTCCCCTCCATCGTGAGCTTCTTGATCCAGATCGCCGCGCGCTCGGGGTTCGGCATAGTGTGGTTCGGGTGGTTCAGCTCGCCGATCGCTCGGTTCTTCGACACGAAGTCGCGGTTGTAGATCTCAACGGCTTCGCGCAGCACCTGGGCCGGGTACTTGCGGCCGTTCCCATTGACGATCTCGGCCTGGGCGTGGATGCCCTCGAGGAACATCCGCTTCACGCCACCGACGCTCTCCGTCAGGGGCTCGAGAATGTGGTCGGCGGACTCGACGATGCTGATCCAGCTCACTTGCTTTCCCTCTTGACGTTGAGCGANGCCCTCTTCTCNCGGAGGGCCTCTTCCAGCTTCTTCTGCAGCGCCTNGGAGAGAGGAGCCCTGTCTCCGTTCGCCGCCTTCACGATCTCTTCCCTCATCACTCTTCCTCCTCAGGTAGGTCTCTCATCTCGTGCGCTGACTGGGCGCCCGGGGCGACCCCCTGCGCAGCCTGCATCTGCATTTCGAGCTCGGCAAGCATCTGAGCCTCCTCAGCCTCGATGTCCTCCTCGCTCATGCGCAGGATGTTCATCTGGACCCAGCGCTTTGAGAAGTANTTCCCGACGAACGGGTCGACCTCGGCGAGCTGCTCGAACCGGCGCAGCCGNACCTCCGCCTCCTTCGCTTCGGCGAAGTGNGTGTTCGTCGCGAACTTGTACTGGACGCGNTCGCAGATGTACTCCCACTCGCCCTCAGTCAGGATCCCCTTGAGGATCAGTTGAGTCTTGAGGAGGTCGCTGAACAGGATGCTGAACTGCGTCCGGAGGCGTGCAATGAACTTGGAGAACTTGATCTCCTCGCGGGTGATTTCGGCTCCGGACCCGAAGATCGCTGAGACGTCCGTCTTGAACCTCGAGCTCGGCACGTTCAGGCTGTGCCACAACTCCTGGTTGAAGTACTCGATGTCGTCGATGACCCCGAGGTTCTCGGCACCCGCGAGGGTGTCGATCTCGGTGCCCTTGTTGCCGTTAGTGCGGGGGACGAAGAAGTCCTCCTGCATCGCCATCGTGCGGCGCTGGTCAGCGATCTCGCCGGTCTTTGCGTCGTAGACGACCTTCGACCGGTACATGTTCTGCGTCTGCTTGACCAGCTGCATCGCCTTGGCTGGTGGCAGATTGCCCGTGTCGATGTAGAAGATCCGGCGTTCGGGAGCCCTGGAGAGGCGGTAGACGACCAGCGAGTCCTCGAGGATCCGGAGCTGGTTTGTGACTTTCAGCGCCTTCTGAAGGTAACCGTAGATGATGCCGCTCGTCGGATCCACCAGACCGCTGTGCACGAACGCGATGGCATCCGGGGAGATCTTGACGATTCCCGACCCCTTTGGGGCCTGTCCCTGCATATAGGACGCGTCGCCGAACAGCTGCCCGGAGAACTGCCGGTTGTATGTGGCGATCGCCTCGACATAGATGAAGTAATCGTCGACGACTCTCTTAACTTCCGCCCCGGTAAACGGGTCGGGCTCTGTGGTGATTTCCTTGACCCTCTTGACCTTCCTGGGATCCAGCGGGCGGAGCTCGATGATGCCTCTCTCTGGCTCGTTCGGGTCGACGATCTTGTGGAACACT